TTATTTATCGCCCAATAGATTTCGCTTGAAATCGCGCACCGGCAGCGCCATCACACTTCGGCGCACGTATCCCCGAACTGCCTCTAAAGCTTCTTCGGATAGGGCCTTCCCGTCTTCCATAGCGATGATTGCGCCGACATCGGAATCCGGATCGGTGTCCGCGTATGCCTTCTTCACGACTGCGAACGGCACTTCCTCAATCGAGAATGTTACCGGCGTGTTCGGCATCGCATCTGCGAGATTATCGGCGTTGGTTCCGAGACTGATAGCGAGCGCAAGGACGAACCTCTTCCCGCCTCTCTGAATGATTTGCATGGTGGAATTGGGCGACTGAAGCCCTAAGCAAATGGCTTTGATCATGTGTGATTTCTCCTGCTTTTTTTACAGGGGTATTTAGAATCAAATGAAGTTTTGGACACCGAATGCAGAACGCAAGAAAATCGCGCCAAGTCGCCGAAACACGCAAGATTTGCGCGTGAAAATGGACCAGTTTCACGGCTCGGGGAACTAAATAGTTCTGTGATCAGCCGCTCGGAATGGCTTGCTCACAAGTCATTCAATAGCGGTTCGGTCCACTTCCTCTAAGATCAAAAACGAAGAGTTTTCTTAGTCCTCCAAGTGCGCATCCGAGCGGGCATTTGGGGGACTTTTTGTTTTGATTAAAAATTTTAGAGGAAACAACAAATGGAACTGAAAATTGAAGCCGTAAGCGGCATCTATGAAATCCGGCACTTGGCGAGCAATACGGCTTATGTCGGGAGAACGGTCAATCTCAAGAAGCGCAGATGTCAACACTACAGCGCGCTTGCGTACGGACGTCACTCTAACAAGTCGATGCAACGCGATTACGATGCCAGCCGTGAAGGCAAGAGCGCGTTCCTGTTTTCCGTACTTGAGTATGGCGAACCTGATCACCTTGCGGAGCTTGAACAAGCGTACATCAGTAGCGGAAACTATCGATACAATCGCTCGAATGACGCTCTGTCCGGATGTGGTGTCGGTGAAGGACATCACAGATATTCGGGCACCTTCAAGACGCCTTGGGGCGAATTCCCGTCATCCTACCAAGCAGCCAGTGGTAGTGAAGGGCTGATGTCGCAAGCCGCCGTTTGGCTCGTCTGTGGCAATCCGGAAAGGGCAATCACGCGCAAAGCCTATGGCAAGTCTCGCTACCTTATGACGACGTTCGATGAAAGCGTTGTCGGAAAGCGTTGGTCCGACTTGGGTTTCGGCTTCATTGAAAAAGCTAACGAACAACATTGATTTTAGAGGATATCAAGAAAATGAATAACGTCATCAATTTCCCGAACAGTGTCGAATTTGAAGACCTTTCCTTGGCTGAGCGCATGATCATTATCGAGTCTTGGCATGAAGAAATGGAAGACAATTTGACGCGCATTCGCGAGTCTGCCGCATCAATCGCCGCACTCATTGAAGCCAATAAGAAGCACGCTAAGTAGGTTACGTTTCGTCATCCGCTGCTATATAATGGATGACAAACACAACTTCCCCAAAAGCAATTTCAGTAATCAAGACGTCCGAAGGCTGCGAACTCCGGGCGTATCTCTGTCCCGCAAACATCCCAACAATCGGGTATGGTCACACGAAGACCGTCACCAGAGACGACGTCAAGAGACGGAAGACCATCACCGAAGCCGAAGCTGAACGATTGCTGAAAGCCGATCTTGCCGTTTATGAAGCCGGGGTCCGCAAGCTCGTCAAGGTCAATCTGACTGATGACCAGTTCGGCGCGCTCGTATCCTTCGCTTATAATCTTGGTGTTGGCGCGCTCGCTTCGTCCACACTGCTGAAGAAGATCAACGCCAAAGCTCCACTGGCTGAGATTGAACGTTCATGGCTACAATGGGATAAGGCGCGTGTCGGCGGTGTTCTGAAGCCGCTTGCTGGTCTCACGAAACGCCGGAAGGCGGAGTTCGTGCTGTTCGCCGGTAGATGACGTGGCTCTATCGCGGTAAGCCGTTCACGTCCGACGACATCGGCGCTTACCATTCATTCGTTTACAAGATCACGGATAAAGAAACCGGCAAATTCTACGTTGGGAAGAAGCAGCTATTCAGCACTCGCAAACTGCCGCCATTGAAAGGGCAGAAGCGCAAGCGAACTGTCGTTAAAGAAAGTGATTGGCTTTCATACTTCGGTAGCAATGACGTCTTGAAAGCGCTTGTCGAAGAGCACGGTCCGGACCGATTCAACCGCGAAATCCTTCATCTTTGTAAGTCGAAGGGCGAAGCGTCATTTATGGAAGCTCTTGAGCAATTCGCACATGACGTGCTGAGACGGGACGACAGCTTCAACGACTGGATTATTGTGAAGGTACACAGAAAGCATCTGAAATAGTCGGCATATCGCCAAACAAAAAGAAGCCGCCACGGGAAACAGGAAAACCCGTGGCGGCTTTGTCATGCGCATAACGATCCCCTTCCAAAAGGATACCGTCTATTTATGGACCGCGAAAATCAGAGATTCTTGGCTTCTGTCCACATCGTATCGATTTGCTCTTCGCTGATGCTGAGAGCGGCACCAACGGTCGCGATCAAAGGATGTGTGCGTTCAAACGTGGTCGCATATCCCCATTCGATGCGCGCCGTTTCCTTGTCAGCACCTTCCGGCATTCCTTCAATTACCGCCGATACCTGAGACATTGCGAACCCGTTGCTGACGAGACCAAGCCGAAGCTGGCGCGCGGTAAGGGTCGGCATTGCTGCGCGAACTTCTTCAATCGTTGGTGATACATACGGCGCAACGGTGCCAGCACTCGCCAAAGCAAACAGTTCTCTGCCGTGTGCCTCCGGGTCTTGTGCGGTCGCAGTAAAGGGAATCCACCCAAATGTTGGATGGTTTACTTCCATGTCGATTGCCGAGCCATCTTGTCGGCTGTAAAAAGCGTTGCGAAATTCCATTAAGATATCCTCAAGAACAGTGAAAGCGAGCCGCCCGCCGTCGATCCAGCGCCGATGTTGCCCATACAACGCCAAGTGCCAGATTGTGCGGTTCCGTCTCCGCTGGTCGAACTGGCGCTTTGAAGGTTCGCGCCGCCAATGGTGTCGCCGAAGGCGTACCCATTGGTGTTACCGACACGCTGAGCGAACATGTATGTACCGACAGCGCCAGCACCAAGCGCCGCCATACCACCCGACACAATGTTAGTGTCATAGCTGCTGTAGTTGGCAGATGTCAGAACCACATCAAGCGCCGAACGCGAGTTATCCCAAAAGCGCAGCGCCGAAGTGCCGCCCGAATTGTCGATACCAAGCTTGTCGTCCGACACATCGTTGGTGATGAAAAAGCCGGTATGTGTTCCGGAGTCCGAGTATTGAATGTAGCCAGTTCTTGCCGCACCAGAATACCAAGAGATATACGGGTCTTGACCGGCAGTCGGTGCGGCAAGTCGGATTGCTTCACCGGACGTGGTGAGAAACAATTGCGACATGTAGCCAACCTTCGTATCGAGTTCGAAACGAAGAACTTCGCCGTAAGTCGCGCCGTCCGAAGAGCCGTCGATGTACAGGTTGTTTGCGTCGAGACGAATGCGACCGTCGTAGGCGGACGTCGTCGTATCCTGAAGGCGGATGTATGGCGAACCGTTCGACAGCGTCATGTTGCCGGTGGACGTAAAGTCGGCATTGTCGCGGAAAAGGTCGGTTGCGTGATAGCCGTCCAGAAGATCGGCATCCAGCGTTGAACCGGCACCATCGTTACCAGCGTGCCACATGATGTTGCCGTTGTATTTGGCATCGTTGACACCGTTGCCGGTGATTTGGATATAGCCTTCAGCCGCTCCGGTCGTTTCGTTGTAACGACGCATGACAAGACCGCCGCCCACGTCGCGATAGAGGCGACCAGAAAGAACGCCAGCCAATTCAAAACGAAGGTCCGCCGTCGTGGCGTGGTCAATCGTCGTGTTCGAAGTGAATGTCTTGCCAGCCATCGAAGTCGGCAAGCGTGCATCGGCGAGCGTACCGGCATTGATGTTGGAAGCGCTGCGGTAATAGGCAGAGTCTTGACCGTCCAGAAGATCGGCGTCCAATCCAGAGCCGGAACCGTCGTTTGCCGCCGTCCAAACAGTGCTTCCATTGTGAAGCAATGAACCAGACTGAAGGTTCAGCGCGCCGTTCGTGGTAGCGCCATCCCATAGAATTATGGACCAGTTCCCGGCAGTGCTATCCTTCTTGATGGACAGTTGCGGTTTGCCTGTCGCGAAGTCGGTAGGCTTCAGCGTGAGGAAGTCGGCATTCGCAATCGAGTTGCCAGCGCTGAGCGTCGTGACGGACGTGAAGGTTTTGCCAGCCATAGACGTTGGAAGCCGCGCGTCGGCAATCGTTCCGGTCGTGAGGTTCGAAGCGTTATCCGCGCCAAGGTTCGTGCGAGCACCAGCGGCAGTAGCCGCGCCCGTGCCACCTTCAGAAACAGCCAGTTCCGCGCCGGGATCGAACGTGACGCCACCGGGGATCATCAGCGACGTAAATACACCATTGTTCCGGCAAGCAATTTCATTCGTGTCGATGGCGACGTTAAGACTGGTGTCCTCACCAACTTGAAATGCGTGGTTGGTGGACGTGGCGGTAATGTCACCAGCCGATGTGAGGCGAAGCGTTGTTCCGGTCACACCAGACGTAAACGTCTTGCCGGTCATAGATGCCGGAAGACGAGCGTCGGCAATCGTGCCAGTCGTAAGGTTCGTTGCGTTATCAGCACCGAGCGAAACCCGTGCTGCCAAAGCCGTGTTAGCGCCCGTACCACCCGAAGCAATCGGCAAGGCGGCAGTGAGTGTAAGCGTGTTCGCCGATACATCGCCAAGCTTCAAGTTCTGGTCAATGAAGCCAATGAGCACAAAGCTTGTACCATTGTAGGCAACTTCAAGAATGCGACCTGATTTGATTTGAGAAGCAGTCAGCGCCGATCCATCGGGCATCACAATGGCTTTCGCGCCAAGTGCGTTGATGTTCAGCGTTGCCGCGCCAGTGTTCGCACGATCAACGAAGAAGCGATAAATTTCGCCTTTCACATAGGCAGTAGGCGCGCCTTCGTACGTCAAAACATAGGCGTTGCCCGTGCCCGTCGTCGTGTAGATTGCGTTGGATCGGACGTGATTCCGCTTCGCAGCGCCACGCATTGCCCGCAAGATTGGCGCAACGGCAGAGGGCGGATAACCGCCCTGAACGCCATTCGGCGAAACACCAGTGTTATTTGCGTCAAGCTCTGCCCAATCGGACTGAGTGTAATCGGTCATGGAGGCTTCTGCCCTCTCTTATTGTTATGCTTGTAGTCAGTCTATTTATTGATTTTCGTCTTCTTGGATTCCCAAGTCGCGCATGTAGCCATTGATGGCAGCAGCAGCCCGATTGCCAGCCGTGTTGCGAATGCTAACGAGCCTTTTCAGATGGGCCTTGATTCCGCCTTTCTGCATCTCTGCCTTGGGCACATTTGCCAGCCAATTCACGAATTCGGGCGATGTAAGAAGGTGCGCTTTGTACTTGCTGTTCGCGATGCTGGCACCGGTCAAGGCGACCTTACCCGCACCCGTCGCAAGACCGGTCATGAGGTCACCGCCGCTGAAGATGCCACCAAGGGCAGCAGCATAAAGGTTTTCTTTGCTGAGCGGATTCAGTGAACCCATTGCGGTCATCTGGGCGGCAGTACCGGAGTGATTCCGGTACTTGCCATAACGCTTGAGGTTATCCGAAACGCGGGCAAGTCGCTCCATATCTTCGGCGTATTGCCGCATCTTCGTGCCCTTGAAGAGCACGTTCTTGGCTTCCTTGCTAAGCTTCTTTTCGTCGTTCCAAACCTTTACAAATGCGGTAGGGTCGAAAACTTCATTGCCTTCGACAACCTTCTTGCCAAGGCTTTCGATGAAGGAAGATGCGACGTTATCCCAAACCGCTTGTCCGTCTTCACCACGAACGATTGCGCGGCGAGCTACGGCAAGATTGTTCGAACCCTTGCCGACTTGACCGAATACGAGATTGCGGACCGTGTCGGGATTGGTGTTCGGATCAACCAACTTCGCGGCGATACTGCCCTTGCCATACTGCTGAGCAAGAGCGCGATAATTGTCGTTAGCCTTGCGCCATGCTTGCGCGGCTTCGTCACCGGACGAAAGAGCGACTTGTTCAAGGTCTCTGGTTAGAGCGTCATAGGAGCTATTCAGACGATGCCTGTATGCGGGGTCAAGGGATGCATCTTCCTTAATTCGACCGATACGCGTCCGAAGCTCCTTCATATCGTTGAAGTTCGCGCGACCAGCTTCAAAGTCTTTCAGTACGGGCGTGAGTTCTTCAATGACACGGTCAATGTTCGCCGCATGGTTCTGCTTACCGACTTCGGACAGACTTGCCTTTTCTGCCTGTAGATCGGCAACGTATTTCGCAGTGCTGTTGACAGAAGCAGGAGCGGTTACCTTCGCGCCGACTTCATCATAAAGCTGATTGGATTCGTCGTAGGCAGCTTTCTTGACCGCTTGCGCTTGCTCCTTCAGGGCAGCGCCAATATCGGCATTGGTCATGTAAGGAGAACTGCCGCGCATGTTGGCAGTAGTCTCAAAAAACTTATTGCCGGTCGCGTCGAACGCGTCATTGATGCGGGACTGAATCTTTTCGCCGCCGATTGTGTTGATTAGACCATGCTCAAGACGCGCTTGCCGTTCCGATCCGGTGACCATGCCGCCAGTAGGTTCGAACCCGACATTGCGCGCGTCCTCAAGTCGCTGAACAGCCTTTTCCGGCGCATCCACCACTTTGCCACCAGCAAGGGCATACTTGCCCAATTTGGCGGCGGGTCGAAGCACGAGCGGTCCGACAGCTTCACCGGCAGCGCCCATGGCAAAGGTAGTAGCACCGTCCTTGAGACGTTCGCCCGTAGTGCGTGTGTCTTCGTTGCCGAACAACCAATTGAGACCCATCTGTGTAGTTTCGCGACCGGTGACCGCGCCCGCACCCGCACCAGTAATACCGCCCGTCAAAGCACCAGCGCCCGTGCCGACGACCGGAACTGCCGAACCGGCAAAGCCGCCAAGAAGAGCACCGCCACCAGCACCAAGAATAGCGCCGATGCTTTCGCCGATTTCGGGAGCGACGGACGACCAATCGCCAGCATTGAAGGGCGACCAATTCGGATTGTTATAGCGTCGAACGACGCCATTCTGATCAGTGTAGATGAAGTTTTCGGGGTCGTTCGGATCAGGTATTGCGTCGGGATAGTGCTTGCGAAGCGCGGCAAGACGGTCTTCGCCTTTCGTGAGCGCGCCGACTTCAGCACGGATCACGGCAGGGGCATCTTCAGACGCGTCAAGAAGGTCCGGATTAGGACCGGAATTCGCAATCTGGTTCCACTCTTCATCGGTGACCGGAACCGCATTAGAAAACCATTCGTCATCGGATACGGGGATTGCGCCATTCAGCCAATCGTCGTTCTTCTTCTTATTATTTGGACCCATCTTAGACGAAATAACCCCCTAAACCGGAGAGTGCTCCTTTCCTTTTCTTCTTCGACATCGGCTGATAGCTACTCAACATTTGGAGTTCGACCGGCGTAACGTTTCGGTTTCCCGAAGCAGCCCGTGCGGATGCCTGTATCTGGTTATTTATGGATTGATCGTTTTCAGTGATGGTCTTCGCAAAGTCACCGAGACCGGCAAAGCCTTTATTGATGTCGTCAATTTCAGCGCCGAAAATCTTGTCGGGAACTTGGACGTTCGAACCCGTCAGCTTGTTGAATGCCTGGACCAAGATTCCGTTGTTGGATTTCGGCTCTTCGGGTTTCGGTTGTGCGTTCGCTTGTGCTTGTCCAAGGATGGGAATCTGTGGTGAAGCAGGTTCTGGCTTATTCGCAGCGGTGACGACTTCGGCGATTACATCGGGCTTGCCGCTTGGTGCGCCATTGTAAGCGGCACGAAGCCATTCCGGAGCATTATCGCCCTTACCATCAGCACCCCAAACACCGGGATTGCCCATCCCGACGTGCATACTTCCCGGCTGCATGTAGTTCGGACCAGCGCCGAAGCCGGTAATGCCAGCCTCTTTACCGCGCCTCACGATTTCTTCGAAAACTGGACGATCCTGTTCGTTTGCCCAATCGAGCTTCCGCCCATCACGGTAAAAGAACATGTCGCCTGAATGCCCGTGGTCGTGCCTCGTGCTGCCGGTGCGAGGGCCGCCTTCTTCAGCAGTCGGTTGACCACCGCTGAAAACTTCAACCGTGATGCCCATCTTTTCGAGATAGGCAAGCCGCTTGACAAGCTCTTCGTCAAGCGGTCGGTTACGGGTAGCGCCTTGGTTTCGATATGTGATGAAATTAGCCATTACGGTTTCCTGTAGCGCTTGCCGTCCTTCACGAAATACGCGCCGCTTGGCAGAGCATCAAATTCCGCCTTGCTCGAAATCACTGGCGCACGACCAGTCTTGGCAGGGGCGGTAGTTACGGACGACGTTTCAGCCGGACCAGCGACAGGGGCGGGGGTTTCGATGCCGGAAAGGAAGTAGCTCCGGTTCTGCTGGTTACCGTCAATGTCCGGGTAAACCGCATCGACCTTCGACTTGAACCGTTCGATTTTCGAGCGCTGAACCTTTTCCTGAATGTCAAGGATACGGGCGATAGACGTCGCATCCAACTCGATTGAACCACCAGCAGCCTTTTCCGCAAACGCACGGTCGGCATCAGACAAGTTCGCCGTACCAGCGGTATCTTTGAGGATCGTCGCTACCAGAGGCGCAACGGCTGCCCGAAGGGTTTCGGTGTCGGTAATGCTTTCTGTGTCGCCAACGCCAAGCGCCGCTGCTGCCTTACGGGCGGCAAGGACGTAGTCGGCACCGAAGCCAGTGGTCGCACCGGCAAGAGCCTGTCGGGCAGTTTGGATAGACGTTAGGGCATTCTGTGCCGATACGACGCTTTGACGATCAGTGTCCATCGCTTTCCAGACGTCGCCGCTTTTCGGATCACCGATATTGACGACAGTCTGTTTGTTCTTGGCTTGTTGATCCTCGTATGTGCGGAAGTCCGGATTTTCGTTACCGTAGGTGAAGTTCTTCACATCAGCCGTAATTTCGGCATTTTGACCAACAGCGCTGCCAAGGCTTTCTGCCTTCTTGGTATCGTAGAGACTTTCACCAAAGCCGGGGGCAAGCTGGAAGCCGCTTTCGCCAATGATGAAGCCTTTTTCCGCACCGCTCTGCTGAAGCTGCTGAATCTGCTTCTGTGTGGCACGTGCCGACTCTTCGTCGCCGGTTGCCAACTGCATCTTCTGAAGATCGTAAAGCGCTTCGGGCGGATAGCCTCCCGGACCGGGAGAACCCCACTTCTTGAAGAACTCTTCCTGAAGGTTCTGCCCAAGCGCGGATTGCTGCATCTTGAGCGCATTCGCCGATACAGCCGCACCCTTGTATGCCGCGTCTGCCGCATTGGTAAGGCTTTCATCATAGCCGCCAACACCACCGGCAAGACCGGAACCGAGCACCGACAAGAGGTTTGTCGGCTTGTCGGACGGACCACCAGCAGCCATTGCCGAAGCACCACCCATGATCAAGGCTTTGGACAGTGCTTCACGCTTGTCAGGGTCTTCCGGCAAGAATGCCGAAAGGAAGTTTTGCGGCTTCGGGGAAACCACTGCCTCAAGAGCGTTAACCTGATCGGTCGGCTTCTTCTTTTTATTAGGGTTTAGGAAATCCCAAATGCCAGCCATATTAGGCAACCTCTTTAATCATTGCTTCGATGTTGACGTATTTAACGCCATCGATTTCAACGACAGTATCGCCGCCAATTTTCGCTTCAATTTCCTGAGCAATCGGACCAACGTGGCGTTCACCGGTCGGGTCGTCCTTGTAGGAAAAGCGGTACATTCCGACACGTTCACCGTTGATAGCGGGCATGTAACCAAGGAATTCATGGAAGACCTTCGTCCGTACATCGCAGAGCGAAAGGAGACCGGCAAGCGACGAAAGACCGCCAAGAACTTGACCAGTCGTGTTCGAATAAACCGGAGTCGTCGTGTTTGAATAGCCACCGCCATTAAGCAGATTTGTGAAGTTAGCGATGTTCTGCATCGGAAGCTGCTGATCGTAATCCCACTTCGCAATTTCGGCGTTGAGAACGTCTTGAGCACGCGTGTCACGAGCTTCACCAACACCGGCAAGCTGCTGATAGGGCAGATATTGGTTGGCGTAGGTTTGACCAGCCATACCAGCCGCATTAAGCCGCTGATCATTGACAGCATTCTGCTGATTGTTCGCAGCATTTGCGGCGTTCAATCGCTGATTATTGCCGCTCAACATATTGGCAATGTTGTTCTGATAATTGGACGAAGCCAGATTTGCGCCAGCCAATTGGAAATCACGGTTCGAATTGAGCGCGTTCTGTCGTGCGGATTGCTGGCTATCCAGAATACCCGCGTAATTCGCGTTCGCGCCAAGCCTTGCCGCTTGCTGATTGTCGAGAATGCTTGCGTAATTCTGATTGGCATTAAGCCTTTGCGACTGCTGGCTATCCAGAATGTTCGCGTAATTCTGATTGGCGTTGAGACGCTGAGACTGCTGACTGTCCAGCAGATTTCCATAAGTCTGTGTCGCGGAGAGCCGTGCGTTCTGCTGGCTGTCATTGGCATTGGAAAGCGAGTTTGCCGCGTTGAGACGCTGAGACTGCTGCGAGTTGGCAAGATCGCCGTACAGGGACGTACCAGCCTGTCGCAACTGCTGCTGTTGGGCGTCCGTACCGGCAAGCGCCTGATTGGCGTTCATTCGGTTGGAAACGTCCGAGTTGTAGAAGTTGCCGTATTGACCGGCAGCATTCATTTGGTTCTGTACGTCCTGATTATACTGGTTTCCGTACATCTCGGTTGCGACCTTGCCCATTTCGTTGGCAGCGGTCGTTTCAGCACTGTTCCTTTGGCGAGCGTATGCACCCGATCCCATCCTACCCATGGCGGCAGCTTGGCTATCGATACCCGGATTGGTGATGTTCTTCAGCTTGTCGGCAATGGCGTCCTGCTGATTGGAAACCATCCTATCCAAATACGGATTGTTGCCGACGTTCGCACCGGAAGCCGTATTCTTCAGATAGTCCATTGCGGGGTTGTTGCCTTGGGCAAGGCTGTTCGCCTGATTGGTCTGTAGACCAGCCGCCGCATTGGTGTAATTGCCATAACCCTGCGATTGTGCGAGAGCCGGATTTAGATAGTTCGCCATGCCCTGAAACTGAGAAATGGCACCGTTGCTGTAATTCTGTAGACCAGCCGCATTGGATGCTGCCGCATTCGTGAAGTTCTGCTGTCCGGCAGCAGTGCTTGCCGCCGCGTTCTGATAGTTCTGTAGACCAGCAGCAGTGCCAGCAGCAGCGTTCTGATAGTTCTGTAGACCAGCGGCAGTGCCAGCAGCAGCGTTCGTGTAGTTCTGCCCAACGTTCGAACCGTTGGCGATGCCCTTGGCAATCGCATCAGTAGGATTGGCGCCAAAATTCATTTGCTGTTGAAGCTGAGAAAGCGTCTGATTGGCTTGGGTATTTGTCCCTTGCGTCATCACACCGTTCACGGCATTGGTCGCGTTCGTGAGTGCCGACGTGTTGCCATTCCGGGCAAGATTTTCCGTGCCGTTCAGAGCATCAAGCGTTGCCTTGGACTGATTGGCAACGGTGCTACCTTCGAACTGCTTCGGCGCACCTGATTTAATCAGTTCATCGAATTTCTTGTAGTTTTCGAGAAGGTAAGGCTTCGCCCCATCCCACGGCTCAACTTTGGTGGTACTTTCCTTTGGACTGCTTGTCATTATAGCCTCTTAACGAGTTCTTTGTGTTCTTGCTCAAAGCCTTGGGCTTTCAGAATGTTATGAAATTCCTTGCGGGGAGTTCCCACCAGTTTTGTGAAGCCCTCGTGTTTGAGGAATTCACAGAATTGCTTTTGTGCCGGGATGATTTCCCGAAGAGCCTTGCCCTTTTTACCGCCGATCAGCAGAACATTGCCGATCAATTCGCCATCAATGCGGACCAGTTCCACGACAGATGCGGCATGATCCGTAGTGACCAAATGCCATGCTTCAGCGCGCAATTTGGTAAGCAATTCAGCTTCGTCAAACGGACCGGGGGCAATCTCCAATGCTGAGAGAAGCCAACCGCGAACCCTTGTGTATTCTTCTTCCGTGAAGCCGAACTGCTTGATCATACCGCAAACACCACGTAATCAAATGTTCGGGGTGTGGTCGCGGAAGCGTGCGTAATCACGAACGAACCGGCTGAAATCGAAGAAATCCAAGCGTTCTCCGAAGCAGCGGCGGACGTCCTTGGCTGAAGGAAAATCTTGCTTGTTGAAGCTATCTTCGGGTTGCTAACCGTTGTCGTGGTTGTCGAGTTGGCAAGCGTTACCGTGCCGGTGTTATCAAACTGCCGGACGACGTCGTTCAATACTCTTGCTACTTGGCGGGAATCCGCATGATTATAAACGCTTTCCATTTGGTTCTATTTAGGGAAAAGGCGCGTTTGCCTTAGCGTTTTCCAGCTGCCTGAGCGTCGATTTGGAGCGAATATGCCTTCTTCCAATCGCCGAAAATGTTGATACGAAAGCGCTGATATCGCGACCGGTTCCGGACATATGCGAAGCCAGTTTCGGGATTACATTCTGTCAACGAAGACCAAGACATGTCTTCGTTCTGAAGCTTCCTAGTTCCGACTTGAATTCGTGCCGTTCCCTCGCCCCCTTCGAATAGCGGACGTACCGCGTGGACAATGGCAATATCAGCACCGGTTTCGTTCGGGATACTTCGAGCAAGCTGGAATTCTGGCGTTTCGACTGAGAGTTCCATTGTAGGACCGCCAAACGAATAGACAGCGCCGGTAGCTGACATGCCCCAAAGCATATTGGTGCCGCCCGCCCAAATCGGATCGTCAAAGGAGGCAGGGACGCTATCGAGTGATACGAACGCATCCAACTGATCGATGGTCCAAGGGAGAGATACCGAATTGAATAGGAACTGTGTTGTTGCGTCGGCAGTCGTCCATTCGCCAGTGACGTAGTTGAAAATAAGCTGCTTGTCCGGCACGCCAGAAGAAGCGTCTTTGGAAACGAACTGCCAATAAATCAGAGTCTTTCTTGGATCAGCCGCGACGGTCATCAAATGCGCTTGGGAAAGGTCTGCATTGTCGAGAAACCACGAGTCAATCTTGCCAATGCCAATCGGAGACAAATTGCCTTGCTCAAGCTTGTAGAAGCCATCGTCGGACAGAAAATAATGTCGTCCTTCGACCGTGATGATCGACTCGGAAACCGAGCACCCTTTTCCAACCACGCGGTCCGTGAATTGGAAGACGTAAGGACTGCCGACATAGCTCATCTGAACTACGCCACGACTCAAGATAACGTAGCAGGAATCGTCCGTTACAATTCCTTGAATAGCTCCGAAGCCGTGGATATCCTGAAAGTCCGCTTGGGTCGCTGCCGAAAACGCGAAATCGGACGGCAACTCCAAGCCACTCCACCGGACGCGATAAGGGATTCCGCCGTCGATAGCGTCCCATGTATTTCCGAGAATGACGAAGCCTTTGTGTGTGTTGACGTACCTGCCTTTTACCAACGTTGTGAGATTGGCAAATTGTAGGTCCGTATCCATATCGATGAATTGCGGTTCGTCGTTGTAGTTCGTGAAAATCTGTAGCGAACCAAATTCGACCGACTCCCAAGACTCGGTGTTGGTCGTGCTGTACCCACCGACTCGGCTGATATCGGTCCATTGCCTTGTCGCTGGTAGGAGCTTGTACAACTTGCTCGCGCAAGCTCCATAGACCTTGGCGTTGCCGTCCTTGTCCTGCCCAATTGCGGAACCAAGCGGACGTGAGACCATCGACGTGTTGGAATAGAGGCTTGCGGACTTCAGCGGAAACAGTGTCACCGCACCAGCACCGGCACCAAGACCGGGGCTACAGTTGTGCGCCTTAACAAGACCGGGATTGTTCAGGGCGGGAAGGTCGGGCGTGAAGCTTGTGAACGGAATGTCGATTACTGCCAAGTCCTGGACTCCCAAATGATGGGGCCTGTCTGGCGTCCGCGACGGTCGTCTTCGGCAAGAATGGAGAGTTCTTCCTTCAGGGCGGCATCTTCGATAGCAACGCCTTCAGGGTCTTTCAGCCAACGGAACGACTCTTTGAGCACTGCCCGAAGATAGATGTTCGGGAAACGGTCAAACAGCCAATTGCTCTGAATGTCAGTGAGCGCCGGGAACGATGTCCAATAAGCAATGCTGACTTGGTCGTCTGCTTCACCCGATGCGCTTGGAACGAAGGTGAGGCTTTGACCAACTCGGTAATAGCCAACCTGCCCATCAAAAACGTCCGAAATGGCGGGAGCAATCGGTTTGTACTGCTGTCCACTTTCTCCGGTGATCGCACGCATTTCCAGAAAGTCGGACGGCAGTTCGGCGACACTATCGACCACGAAAAGCGTTTCGGTCTTTTCAGAAAGATAGTGCTTGGTAATCGGTCGAAGAGTAGCTTCGGCAAGCCGGATCATCGTGGTAACCGGGATGTCGTCGCGGATCGTGTAGGAAGTGATTGTTTCAAGAAGCTCATCATAGGTCATGATTAGAGCCTCCAATCATTGGTGCGGAATTTACTGAAATCGGCATCGTTCAGGCGACGGCGGATAGCTTCCCGGTCGTCGGTAATCCCCTGTCGTGCCCATTCGTGATAGAGACCAATCGGAACGCTTGCGACCTTGACCATTTCGCCATGCGAACCGCTCTTATTGAACGCGTTTGCCTCACGCTGGTTTTGATCGAATAGCGCCTGAAGAATGTCGCTGTTGTATTCCGTGGTGAAATACATTTTGTCGCCGTCACGAGTGATCCAAACGCGATATTCCGGCGTTTCTTCCCAAAGAATGGTGCCGTGCGTGAGCAAGTCGCCCGCTGTCAAATTGAGGTTGTCCATTAATTCCCCATTATGTTTTTGATGTATTTAGGGGAATGGCGCGCGCCGAAGCGGCGAGAAGCGCCCAAAAGAAAAGAGGCTCCGAAGAGCCTCTTTCAACAACCTTGTGCCTTTTATTATTGATTCTTATCGGCTCTAAGGTCTTGTCTCATTAGCCGTTAAGATCAGCGATCTTTGCGTTACCGGCTTCGTTCAGGCTCTCAAGGGTGAGTTCCGCAACAAGCTGGTACTTGGTCGAGTCGCCGGTCTTGGCGAGTTCATTCTTCTTAATGCTACGAAGAACTGCCTGATTCCAGAGGTCCGGATCGAAGGCGATTACAGTCGTGCTCGACATGAAGCGGTGCGGCAGGATGTCATAAACACCGAAGTCACCGTCATAGATGTCAACACCGGCAGAAACCGTCTTCTTGTCAGCCATCTGCTGCTTGGTCGCGCCACCAGTGAAGGTGCCGATCTTCGCCTTAAGCGACGGGGGAGCAATGACCTTCGTCACGTTGCCGCCTTCGTCATAGGCACCCTGAAGGGCTTCCTGAAACAGGGCTTCGGTGAAGTTGCGAGCCGTACCGGCAGTTACCGAACCGACAACACCACCGGAGTAGCCAGCAGTGTCACCACCAGCACCGTGGAGGGCGTTGGTCGCGATCCAAGCTTCAGCACCGCCGAGCTTGCGCGTACCGGCAGATACGGACGGGTTAGCCGAAACAAGAGCGGCTTCGATGTCGCGCTTGATTTCCTTGCCAGCCTTCATGAGCTGGCGAGCGAGTTCCGACTTCGCACCAGCGGTGTTCGTGGCTTCGAACGTGTCGGAGACCTGAACGGACTTGGTGAAAATCTGAGCCTGATTGGAGAGACGAACAGGAACAGACAGCGTAGCGTCAGCAGCATCAGCGCCTTCAGCAGCAGCGTTGTCCTTGTTAGCAGCAGCAAGTTCGTCCTGAAGCCATTCGTGCGTCTTCTGCGTAGCCTTGGTCTTGCCAATAGCAGAGATAAACGGGGTTTCTTCCGGGGAAATCATCGAAATGATATCGCCAAGGTCTTCACGGACGTTAGTAGCGTTAGTAGTGGTAAGCGTAGGCATGGGTTTTAAAACCTCTTATTTTTAGTTAGAACGTGCTCGTTTTGAGCGTTAAAGCAGTCTGGAAATTAGCGCGATTGCGTCCTTTCCGTTACGGGATTTGTTGAACTTGTTGTAATCACGGGTGTAAGCATCACTCGTCTTAGCAGATGTGTTCTTCTGCGAAATGACAGGCTTTTGCTCCATCTTTGCGACGACTTCCGGAATTGCTTGCTGAGCCTTCATCAGCTTCGAAAGCTTGTAAAGCACGCCAACAATACGATAGTCGCTTACGGCTTGAATTTCTTCCTTGGAGAAACCTTCATCAATCAAAAGCTGAGTGATTTCGCCAAGTGCTTCTGCCGATTTCGAAGAGTCCCGCATTTCCGGGAACTTCTCAAGAAAACGCTGTTGCGACTCCTGAAGGGCAATCTGATGCTGTTCTCTTTCGTATGCATCTGCTTGCTGCCTAAGAGCCTGTTCAGCTTCCCAAACTTGCTTAGCGTAGGCTTCTCGCCTTTGCCATTCACGTTGGGCAAGCATGTACGAATGTGGGTCTTCCTTAAGAAGTTCATCCCAATCCGGCTCGGGCGGCAACATGCTAAATTCGATAGCCATTTGCTGCTTTAGCGCTTCAATTCCCTGAAGGGCCTCCATTCGCAACTGGTTTTTATCGAACTGCGCTTCTTGGTAAACCTTCCGCTGTTCAGCTAATTCTTGCGTCTTACGAGTGAATTCGGCTCGCATCATCATCCGATTGCGGACTTCTGAAAGCGGGAGTTGTTCCCCGTCGATTTCAAAAATCGGGTCTTCGGCTTCTGATGGTGTCTCGGTAGCGTCGTTTTCGTCTTCTACCGGTTGTTCAACATTGGTGTCTGCTTGTTCCGAACTGTTGTCAGAGGCGTCTTCCATGTCCAAGTATGCAGCCATAAGAGAGGCGGCATCTTGCTCATTTCCAATGGCAGTCTCGGTATCCGAGATTATTGCTTCGTCTTCCATCCTATTTATAAAATTCCTAAACTCTAATTTTCCTTATTTAGCAAAAAATGATGCTTCGTACGGAGATTTCTGCATTATTCTTCAGAAATTTCTTCCTTACGGGCCTCAAAGATTGCCAGTTCGATATATTTAGCAATTCGATCATTTACGAGTTTGAAGCCGTGCGACAGCGCATGAACGTTCGATAGCTTCTCATTGTCGCCAATGCTCACCGCCTTGAATGACGCAAAGATGTCGTCTTCAATGCTACTCATGATCAGCTTGAAATCTTCGTTTTCCTGAAGGCGTTTCGCGGCTTTGGCTTTATCGATTATGGTAACGGTTTTCATTGGATATTCCCCATCGGGTCGCGCGGCATGCGCTGTTCAAGCTTCAGCCGTTCGACTTCGACTTGTGCGGCGTATTTGGCTTCTATCTCTGCTTTCTTCAGTTCAAGGTCTTGCGCCATCTGATCGCGCTCGAAATCCTGTTGAGCGCCAAGTTTCGTCATCTGGAATTCACGGTCGGCTTGGTCCTGTTGCGCCTTCAGTTGCGCCTTCACCTTCTCCATTTCGATCAATCCGGCGTTCGGATCGACGGGCGGCGGGGGCGGCGGCGGGGGCGGCAGGGTAGACGGATCAGTGAAGAACAACGCGGTGTTCTTGAAACCTGTAGTTTCGGCAAGCTTTGCCAAAGTTGCATAGACTTGCTGATGTGCCACGATGGGCGTGCCCAGCAGTTGCATTTGATGGTTCAGGATGTTCGTAAGCTGCGCGGCTGATTGGTCACGGCTCATAACCCCGAAGGCGACGGACGTTGCCACGTCATAATCAGTGCTGAATTCGTCCAGCGGAATGGCTTGGTTCGTCAACCGGGAAGTCAGTTCGGCGGCTTCTTCCGGATTCTGAATGAGTAGATCGACAACGATCTTGACGAGATACTTATAGCCAGTGTCGGCAAAAAACCGGCTGATCATCTCGATAAGAAGCTGAGACGCGTTCGAACGAAGGTTTGCGGCAGTAGCGGACGTGCGTTGGAAGTCTTCCGCGTTCACACCGATCATGGTCGGACCAGTGCCGGTGGAGAATTCCAAGGACTGCGAAAGCTGGTCGATTACCGGGATTGCATCGGCACCAACGAACGGAACGGCGTTGAATGAGATTCCTTCAGCAACACTGCCGCTTGTGACCCGGACCACTTTGCCCGCGTGCGGGCTAAGCAGGTCGTCAATGTTCACATTGTCCTGATTGACGATCTTTATCGGGTTCACATGTTCGCTGAGATTGTCGAGCACGTTGCGGTACATCCGCGTAATCAAAATGTGATCGTCGGCAAGCCTGTCCGCAACGCCAAGCGAAAACAGTGTGTCGGCGATGGGGAAGGGGGTGAAAGCCGCATAAGGGTAGAAGCGGCTAACTTCGGTGTAATCGAGCAATACAGGGCTGCTTTCGATATCTCCACCGATTGTCAGGCGGTAGTGCCGAGCCTTCTTGTCCTTGCCAATCTTGGCTTTCGTGTAGATCGTAAAGACTTCGACATCATCAGGACCAACACCGCGTTCACCAGCAAGGTCTTTGGACCGCTCAAGTGCGATACCATCCGCCTTATCGGTCGCTGCCGGAAGAGCGTTGACCTTCTCTGCCTCAAAGCCCATTTCCAGAAGATCGCTCTTGGAAACAAGCTTGCGGTGTCCCTGAATCTTTGCTGCGATACCGCCTGTTTCGTTGTCGAACTTGGCGTCCTTCGAAACAATGAAGTCTTCAGGCGCAACGGACAGGATACTGAAGCACGGCACGCGCTTGACGGTGCGAATTTTGATATCGCGCGTCTCGACAATGCCCATAGGTCCGGGTTGCGTCTGTGCCTTTCCGACTTCTTCAATGATGATTTGACCGGATTCTTCCTCTCGGTTCAGGTCCACCAGCATTTCGTTGGGAACGTTCTTCAGAAGGCGGGGAAGGGACTCTTCGGTGTGCGTCTCGAATTCGGCGGTAATGACGCCAAGACCAGTCAGAAGACCATTCTGAATCCACGGCTGAAGATAAGCGCCGTGGCTGTTCTTCGTCTTCAGAATCCAGTTGACGACTTGGGTTTGCTGGCGAGCAATCGCTTCATCTTCCGGACCAACACCGCAAAATTCAACGACGTTTTCAGGAGCATCGAAAATGCGGATAAGCTGTCCAGAAAGCCAGTCAACATGCTGCTGGACCTTCGGACTAACCCACTTCGATTTGCCCTTTAGCTTTTCATCATCTGGAAGGGCTTCCCGCTTGTAGTGTTTAAGCGCTTGCTCCTGCTTGTTGGCGATGTGGTTGTTCGACCAAGTGACCGCGCTTTTGAGTTGCGGCGTAATCGTCCTTAGAATGGCTTCTTCTTCGTTAGTCATAAACTGTCTCTGCTGAGAGGAATTTACGACTATTTAGGGAAATCAACACGTTCACTCGTAACACCGAAGCCAGTCGTATTTGATCGGCTGAGACCAAGAATATTTGGACGAATAGCGCGTCGGCGATACGGCAAATGTTAGCGCAAGGGCGTCGGCGAAGTCGGGTGATCGACCAAGGCGCTTCTTAATCTGGTCCTTCTTCTCGATTTTGATTTTGCCTGTTCCGTCCTCATAGGTTGGGGCGGCAAGCTCTTCGATCATCTTTGGGTTATTGGGAACTTGAACGTTCTCAGATGCGAACCATTCCCGCATTTCCCACCAGATTTGATCCCTCATACGGGAATATCGGTCGGGGTTTCGGGTTGGAGAACCGGCGAACTTACATTCATAGACCGGCAGACCAAAATCCTTCAGATTGGTATAGACACCATAGCCAAGACCGTTGGCATCGACTGAAATGACTGCCGGACGTTGGTTCTTGGGAAGCTTCTGATATAGATCGCGGACGGCATACGAAAGCTGAGTGACGTCGAGTCCGTCGAACTCCTTACTCTTGAAATCGAGAACCTTGTTATCTTTGCGAATGCAGAGAACCGAGCTATCAGCGCCTTGTCCGGCAGGGTCCAAACCCCAAATGATCGGCGCGTTGTCGGGCGGGAAGCATTCATTACCAACGGCAAAATCAATCAATTCCTTCGGGATAAGTCCATCCTCGTCCGACAACGGGAATTCACCTTCCACCAACACGCGGTATTGCCGGGATGTCGGACCGCCATAGTTCTTCGCCAGACGTTCGAAGGATTCCGGATCAAGACGCGGGTTATCCTGCATCCGCCCATGAATTGGCGTCCATTGGTCGGCAATGTCGGGATCGCAATGAGTTCGCCAGAAGAAGCCGCTCGCCTTCGACGGGTTCGACACGAGACAGAGCTTCGCGTTTTCGTCGGTTAGGATGTTGAGCAACGCACCGGTATAGACTTCGTCGTCAATACCGCTCGCTTCGTCCACCAGCACGAAGTTGTTCCTGGCGTGGATACCACGCGCGTTGTCGGGCTTGTCACCGGATGCAATGCGATATTCAGCGAAGCAGGAAGAAGGATTGACCTTCCGCGCGATGCGGGTAGCGCCTACTTCGAATAGGTCTTTGAACATCGGGTTCATTCGACCGTGAAGAACCTGTAGCTCTTTCCAGATACCGCCGCGCAACTGTGGTTCCGAAGGTCCAAAAAGCGTAACCTGAACCTGATCGTGACAGATAAGCGCCCACCAAGTCACAATGGCTTCAGCATGCGTTTTGCCGAAGCCAACACCGCCGCGAAAAGTGATGGTTCGTTGCGTCCGGAACGCTTCGACAAATTCTTGCTGTTTTGGCGTAAGATCAGAGCCGAAAACCTGCTTAGCGAAGACAGTGATGTCTTTATGGTAGAGTGCGATAAGATCGCGAAATAGCTGATGTTCTTGTTCTTTTTCTTGAGTCATGCCCGTATTTAGAAAACGGGCTGTTTGGGCTACTTGTCGTCGCTATCCTTGTTGAACACGCGCAACAGAAGCGAACCGATATCGTCCTTCAGCTTCCCCGGATTACGCGCGTAATCCTTGGCAATTCCGATGAATCCAATGGCAAGCTGCATACCAACCAAGCCAAGGACGAAACCCAACGCTCCGTGAAACTGTAGCGCCGTCACGCCGAGCAACAGGAGAAAGAACGGAGTGAGGAAAGCGGCACACAAAGCACCGACAGCACCAGCAACGATCCTTTCCCATGGGGAACCATTCTTGTTGACCAGAGCGTGAACAATTCCACCTGCGAGTCCCGCAATAAGGTGTGTCGGCTGAACCCCAATCGCGGCGAGCCAAGCGGCAATAGTGCTAAACATCCGAGTCATCCTCAATAACCTTTGGTTTCGGAGTGACATCGATCAGTTTGGATGTTGCCATGCGCTGCGCTTCAAGGAGCATCGCGCCGATATCGTGCGTGTGGTTGACTTCGACCTTCTGTTCAGTCGGTGCCTTCGCCATGGTCATTTCAGCAACCCACATAGCCGCTTTCATGCGTTCCTTAGCGGGAATCGTGTCGTCAAACGCCATGTTGTAGAGAAGTTCGGCAACGTCCTGAGACTTACCGGCAAGCCATTCCTTGGTTTCTTTGGGAGTAGCCACGCGACCACCGGTCTTTTCGCGTCCCTTTTGGAAACCGATCTTCTTCAGGTGCTCTTGCCATTCAGGCGATTGCTTCCGTTCGCGCTCTTGATCGGTAACGGTGCGCTTGCGCCGTCCCTTCTTGCGCGGCAGTTCCGGGATTACGTCCAGCTTGATTTCATTGCCGGTCTCATTATCGATTTCGTCACTCAATGACTCGTCCTCCGATTAGCGTAAGAAAAACTTCCGCGTCTTCATCGGTCGCGAAATCGATGATGAAATGAGAGGCATCAATTTGTATGTCGAATGGCTCACTGATAAGCGGGCGAATTGGACGGGTGAACTTGCGGATCACCCACGCGTCAAAATCGTTGTCGTCACGCGCCTTTTGCATTTCGGCTTTGTAGCCATTTGGGAATTCAAATTTGATTTTCACGCTTGCTTTTCTCTGCGAATTGTTTTTCCCTTATTTAGGAACGGAAGCCCTTTGAAAGGAAAATGGAATGGCAAACGGATTGGAATTGCTTGAAGCTCATATCGAACAGAAGAACGACGCTGTTGAGGCTTTCGTTGCCGATGCGGAGAAGATCAAGAAGGCAATCGACAAGGGATCAGTGAAGGGAAGGTCTCCGGTAAAATTGGAGAATGACAGCTTCTACAGGTTCACGCTGCTGAACCAGCCGTTGAAGGTTGAAGGCAAAGACAAGGCGCTTGATCTGGTGAGCAAGCTGATATCGGCAGCATATGACGAGAAAGACACCGATTTCCGGAGTGTTATCGAGAACACATATGGTGGTGGTGCATCCGGTTCCGAAGGACAGCCGAAGCGTCGTGGACGGAAGCCGAAGGATCAGGTTCAATCGCGCAAGAGCGTTGATCTGTAGGCGAAAAGCCAAATATCAGCAAAGGGGCGGGCTTCGGTCCGCCTTTTTCGTTTGGACCGAGTTTTCAAAATTCTCATAAAAATTGGGGATGTCCATATTAGTAGAGAAGCGGCGCACAAGGGGGTAGGGCCACCCTGTACCGTCCCCCTATCGCCCGAATGCGCTACTTGTCCGGACGCACGGGCGCGCCAATTATATTAGCTATGGCGAAGAGACCGAGTAAGGGCGATATAGCCACGCTTCGTGCTGATGTTGTGCGTGTGTGGGAGAACGGCAATGTGACGCTACACATTCGCGGTTACGATTACCCCATCACCCTTCATGAACGTCATCTGGTCACGGTCGAACCGAAGCCTAAGCCACCAGCACCACCGAAGGAACCTAAGCGTAAGGGACGCGGCAAGCCGTTCTATGATGAGCCGACGTAATCGGCAGTGCGTCGGCACTGTCTCGTTTGGGTTTACCCTGAACATACATGCATCTGAGACAGTTCTTGTGTCTTATTTGGATTGCTTTCTTGATTATGAGACGGTACGACTCAGACATCTAAACCCAAATGAGACACGAGACGACACATGACACACATTTACGGCTATGCTCGTGTATCGAGCACCGACCAAGACCTTTCCATTCAGGAAGCCGCGCTTCGTGCTGCCGGTGCCACCATCGTTCGCAGTGAGAAGAAGTCCGGGACAACGACCAAAGGACGCGACGAACTGGCAACGCTTATCGAGTTCGCTCGTGCTGGCGACACGATCATGGTGACGCGCATTGACCGTTTGGCACGATCCATCGCCGATCTTGCTCAAATCGTCCGTACGCTCGAAAGCAAGGGTGTTCACCTGAAGGCGACCGAACAGCCTATCGATACCAGTTCCCCGGCTGGTCGTGCCTTCCTTCAGATGTTGGGTGTTTTCGCGGAATTCGAGACGGCTATTCGTCGTGAACGCCAGCTTGAAGGCGTAGCCAAGGCGAAGGCGAACGGTGTCTACAAGGGTCGCAAGCCGTCGATTGATGCGGACAGGATCAAGCAGCTTGTCGCGGCAGGGAAGGGCGCTACCGAGATTGCCAAGGAACTGAACATCGGCAGGGCAAGCGTGTACCGCTACATGAGATAGGCGCGTAACAGGGCGGTACAGGGCAAACCCAAGGCGGCTTTGGTCGCCTTATTGTATTAACAAGCCTTCATATTATTTTCAGTTCGGGAAGAGACCACGAAACCCCTTGCGCTTGCGAGGCGATTCACGGTTACTGCGTAGCAGCACACGTTTTCTTGTTAATGGAGAAGTGTGCCAATGCCGAAACCCAATCCCAAAAATTCTGATCGTATGCACGTCAAGCTGTTGTTCGGCTTGTTCGAAGGTTCCGCGTCTGGACCGTTCGCAGTGCTGTCTGTCGTCATTCTTGCCGTGCTCGTGCTTATCGGGCGCGGTTGCGGGTTGTGGTGATACGCCAGATACAACGTTACTGCCTATCGCCTGTGGATTGGTCGGACAACGGGTATAGGCGACAGGCGCACCGCACATTTCCGGAACATTTCAAGAAAGCCACTGGACTGAAAAGCACTCGTGCGGGTTAGTTGTTTGGAGCGCACCGACAAAAACACCGGTCAACACCAAACCGAATTTGGGATTTGCGCACGATTTGACTATTTTCATATGCAACCGAAGTTCAGACAGGAGAGACGATTGCTAAAGACCAGTTTGAAAATCCCCGAACAACTGAAGGTGAGATTTCCCGGATATGAATCCCTTGCGGTAGGGCGCTTCTCTGTCGTCTGTAGCGTCGTGATCGCCGTGCTTCGGACGGTAGTGTTTGCCGCGATGCTGTTGTTCGGGCATTCGGTCGGACAGGCGGCAGGGCTGTTGTGATTTGGGCGGGTTTCGGAGAGTTTCCGGGCGGTCACGCGCGCCGCGCCCGTAATGTGGTGAACGGTAGAAGTATTGGCGCATATTTAGTGGTTGTAAAACGCAATCAGTTCAAAATTTGTTCGTATAGCGCACAACCGAATAGAGGCAGGATCGGCTGTCCTTTTGCGGCACTTCATCGGTCGGCTGTCCCTTTGCGGCACTTCATCCGGTAACAGGACTCCACCCAATGTAGGGATGATATCCCATCGGTAATGGTTCATTCGCTTGTGGCTTTTCCAGTAATCGGCAGATGTTGGCAGAGGAATCCAGATGGTCACAGTCGATACCAGATGAAACCAGTTGATCAACTGGATACGGCAGGTGTTGGCAGGTTCCGGCAGGATACGACAGGATTCCATCAGCGATAACATTTCTATTCAACCTGTACTTCATCAGCCACGCCGGGGACGCGAGCTTGCGAGCGGACACGGGTTGCGAAGCAATTCTTTTCATCCATAGGTTCCATCTTTTACCAGTAAGTCAATAATCGATAACCAGTTACAAATTGATTCTTATGAAGTTGCTACCAGTTCTTATGATCGACATGGTTACGAGCAAGCTCGTAAATGGTCCGCCTTCGGCGTCCCATAGTATCATGTTTATAAAGTCATTATTGATTCATATACATTGGATTCAACAAATGTCCCCGAAAAATCCGTATAAGAAGAACACCTTACGGGATAAAAGGGGACAGCCAGATTGAGTGCCGCAAGAGGGACATTCTACCTCTGAAACTTCAAATGAAACCAAGTTATTCTTTGATGTACTGTCTTGACTCGCCAAACAGTATGTGGTTAAATAGCAACACTCCCCAATACCGCAAAATATTTTTGTGATTTCGGTCAAAAAGTACGTTTCGGCGCGAATTTTTGTGGAGCAAATCCCTAAATAAAACAGTTGGAAGCAAAGTCGGGCGAAATGACTTGGTATCCAGCCGGTCATTTCGGAAAGGCTTTGGTTCCCGATCCTCAATAGTTTTCTACATAAGAAAAGCATTTTGAAGGTCTCTCGTGTTCCTCGCCCGACGCACGAGAGACCTTTTTCTTTTGTACTATTCTATTTGAGGAACGATTTTAATGAAGAGAACAATTCAGAAAGTTTCCGGTCACATCGGTGCTGGAAAATCCCGCTCTACCCTTCAGTGGTATGCCGAGCTTATCAAGCAGAACGACGGCAAGCCGGTCCCGGCAACGTTAGCAACTCCCACCAACGAATTGAGCAAGCAGTACCGCCGCTATCTTAGCGAGATGGGAATTCCTTGCGTCGTCATTTCCCAAGAAGAAGGCTTTCGCAGCGCATCCGAAGAGTACAAGCGGCTCTGCGAAGAAGGCTATGAGGGCGTTCTTCTGGTCAACCATTGGGTTGCCCTCACGACCGCGACGAACACCGCCAACCGGCTGCTGATCATTGATGAAGCCTTTTCCCCGGTCGATAACATCAAGATCGAATTCGAGAATGCCGACGAGCTTCGAGACTTCACGTTTGAAGACACCGAAAACCCCGGCTTCTACGAACTGATGGTTTCCGATCACATCGGCAGACTTCTCATGGATGTTCAGGACAAGGACGGCACTCGCTACCGCAATTTCGGAAAGAAGGCACAAGAGCTTGGTGAATTCGTCGTCAACACGCACTATCGCGTGATAATCGATCAGGACAGCGTTGATATCGCTTCTTCCGGGGAAGCCTTCGACAAATACAAGAAGGTCATTCTTCAATTCACTATCTTCATGCTGCCGTCCATCATCGATTGCTATCGGGATGTTTTGATTATCAGCGCCAATATTGAGAAGACCCTTCTTTCAAGGATGTGGTCTAAGGACGTCACCTTCAAGACGAACGAATTCATTGAATCCCGGCTGGATTATTCGGATTTGAGCCACAAGGCTGAATGTGTGGAACTCCATCATGTGCCGATTCCCAATCTGTCGAAGACCTTCCTGAAAGGACTTGCTAAGGGCAAGGAAGCGGAAGGCAATCAGACATTCTTGAACTTGGTTGCCGAACCGATAGACGAAATGTTCCCCGGTCGTCCCCACATCTATTGTACGAACAAACACCCTCGTGAAGGCAAAGAATACGATTGGTCATTGGAAGCCGGTACACGGGTGATCACCAATCCGCATGGTTGGAACCACCTTCAAGATTGTGACATGGGGGTTTTCCTTGCTGCGATCAACTTTGATCCCGACACCGTGGAAAGGCTTTTCGCGTTCTACAGCATTACGGCTGATCAGTCGAAGGAAGCGCTCTGTTATCAACTGGTCTATCAGTTCCTTGGTAGGACGTCGCTTCGGGACAAGGACAGCCGGAACAAGGTCGTTCTGATCGTTCAGGACGAAGGCGCTGCCAAAAACATTCAATCGCTGATTCCGGGTTGTGCTCCATCCATCCCGCTTCCTATTGATTTCGAAGATCGCCCGAAGCGTGGTCGTCCGCGTATCGAGCGCACCGAAGAGGAAAAGCGGGAATACGAACGGCAGAAGAAAGCGAGACAGCGCGCGGCAAAGGCTGCTGCTGCTGAAATGAGGCTCTAAGAGAGAAAGGACATGATTATTGAAATCAACCCCGTCAATTGCGGGATTTACTCCATAACCCATAAAGAAAGCGGTCAAGCTTACGTTGGCAGTAGCATCGACATTCGGTCTCGCATTTGCCAGCACCTAAAGAGTCTCTCTCGTGGCAAGCACCATAGCTCCAAGATGCAGAGCCTTTACAATTCGAGCGAAGGCAATACGGCATTTGAATGCCGGATTCTTGAAGCGTGCTCTGAAGACGAGTTAGACGAACGCGAAGCTTTCCATATCGAAACCGGCAATTCCGAACTCAACATCGCGACCACCAAGTTTGGACGCCAAGCCCGGAAGATCGCGGGCAGGAAGCCACGGCAAACCGTCGCCAAGCCAAAGCCGCCGCGCAAGACCCGGTGTGACAAGAAGTCCGACGATGCGAAGCGTGCGGCAAAAGTTGCGAGACAGCGTGAACGACGTGCCCAACAGCGCGCGGCTGCTGCCGAAATGTCGATTTAAATATTACCCATTCGGCGGCACTTCACTGATGCCGCCCCCCAAATTTGAATTCCACTAAATAAACCATAAGGAAGACGAAAGCCGGTCGGATGGCTGAATTCCTTAGCCATTGATCGGAGTCGTATTCCTTTACGTTAAATGTCTCTTTGATCAGGGGTTCAGATGCCATTCCGACCGGCGCATCTGAACCCTTTTTCATTTTCAAAGACAGGAGAGAATTTCTAATGATTCATACCATCACGATTACCATTGACACCGATGACGGCAAGCTCACCAAGCGCCCTCAAATTCGTTGCGCCAGCGAAGCGGATGCGGAAGTCTCCATGGAGACCAAGCGTCTTATTGGCAGCACCATTTCGGCTGTCCACGACCTAATCAACGATCTGTATCCAGAGACTCCGGAAGAAGCCGAACAGAAGGAACGGGCGCACCAGTCCGTTCAGCGCTACAAAGCTGCGCGTTACGCCATAGGTCACCGCGCCGAAATGATTACCGGTGATGAATTGATGGGATGGGCTTCGCTTGAAAAGATCGTTGCGGCTAATCCGGAAGCGGTCGAACAAGCGACGGCGAAGCCTTCCCTTATCGGCTGGTTTGTCGGTCAAGTGATGAAGGATACCGGTGGTGGACTGAACCCGGAAATCGTTCAGTCTGTCGTAAAGGCGAAGTTCGGTATTCCCCATGAACCGCTTTTTGCCCCTGCGAAGTACGCTTAATCCCCGTTCAACACACCAATTTTCTAAATATTCCGTTCGGTTCGCTCAAGGGCATTTTCCCATTGCGGCAAGACCGCAAACAGCGAACCGAACACCTTCAAAAAATAGGAGAAAAATAATTTAAATGACTAATATCCCGGCAACTATCGGCGCCGAAACGCGCGAATTCCTTGCCTCTAAGACGGTCGAAGCATTCGAATTCTTGTATGACCTGATGAACGATGAAACCGCATCTGTAAGCGAACGTATCCGTGCGGCTGAATGGCTTTTAGAAGCAGCGTACGGCAAGTCCAAGGTAATCGACCCGGACAAGGTGAATGCGAGGCTACGAGCCGCAAATACAATCTTGTTAGCCAAGCAGGCTAAAGCAAACAAGGAAGCCCGCGCCCGCGAATTCCTTATCTCAAACATCGCTAACCTCGCGGCTGAAGAAAATGGTGCGGGGAAGTCGGAATGATTAACAGCACCAACAGCACCCTTCTTAAAATGGCGAGGCTTGCATACGCCGTGATGAAAGATAAAGACACTCCGTTTCATCTTCGCCGGGAAGCATCCGAAGCCCTTATTGAGTTTGATGTATGCGACCTGATTTTCACGAAGGAAGCCAAGGCGACAATTTCTGCCATTAATGGCCTCATGAAGCTTTCCGATAAGCCGGGAGAGTTCGTTGCTGTTGCGAACGGTGATAAGTACGCTGAACCCAAATCCGCCAAGGCTGAAACGGCAACCGAAATCCCGAAGCATACAGTATTCCTCACATTCCCTGACGGTTCTATCCGCTCATTTCCGGGCGGTGTAACCGGTATTGATGTCGCCAAGTCCATTTCCAAGACGCTTGCCTGCCGCATTGTTGGCGTCTCTCTGAATGGTAAGATCATTCCGGCTTCCGATATTCTGGAGTCCGGCAAGATCGAAATCATCTGTTCCGGTGATCCGAGAGTTATGGTGGTTGCGTCTGGTGTCGATTCCAACGGTCTGCCGTGGATTGTCGAGAGCCTTGACGAAGCCGAACCGGCAACCGAAACCCCCGCTGAAGACCTTCTTGCTAAAGCTCCGAAGTCCGGTTTGACTGCTGCCGAAGCGGCAAACGTTATCCGTCGCGTCCTTGCTGTAGCCGAAGGGAAGACCGCTAAAACCACTGTTCATCGCAAAATCAGCCGTATTAAGGTTGCGGCTCGTACGTTCGCCTTCCTTACCGAACAGTTGGACGAACAAGGCATCACCTACGATAAAGCCACTGTTGCTGAACTGGTTACGGAGCTTTTCCAACAACTGCCGTCGCAGACCGAAGCAGAGTGAGCCGCCATGAACAGCACCGACGATAGCCGCACCACCAACAACGTCATGCGCCATGAGTACCGCGTTCTTTCCGATGCGGAGAAGGCAAGCATGAAAGCCATCAAGGACAAGGGCGCTGAACTGCTTGACCTGATCGAAGGGCAGGGCGCAAGCCGCGAACTGTCCATTGCCCGCACCAAGACCGAAGAAGCGGTCATGTGGGCAGTGAAGCACATCACGAAGTGAAATCGGTAACAAGCAGTACCAACGAAAGAACCCGCCGATTGGCGGGTTTCGTTTATCTGGCTGTTGCGTTCCGTAGTGCGTCGAGAGACCGCCGAAATTCGTCATTGACGCGCTTTTCCAGTTCTCCCGGCTCACCAGTACCCGACGCCAAATCAAGCGCTTCTATCGCGCTCCATTCGTCCACGAACGCGGCTTCTGTTGCTGTCATCCGATCCGACAAGAATTTGTTGGCGTTGGCGAGCGCTTCGGCATCCTTCACCATCTGTTCAATCGTCTTGGTCTGCTGATCCACCGCAAGCGTGAGCGTGGCGTTCCGCTGTTCCAGTACGGCAATTTCAGCAAGGGTAATTCGCCTGTACAGGAGGAAGCCGCCCGACGTGGCGACCAGTGCGAGAATAAGACCGATGATGATGTACAGGTTGAACTGATTGAGCATCTACTATGTATGCGCGGATGCCAAAAATTTCCCTGAGATAAACGCGCACTTTTATTGAGCGCTACCCTACCGAGATACGTTCCGGCACATTTAACGCAAATTCGCGTTTTAATGCCCTTGTTTCACAGGCGTTTCACGGTGCCATTTTAAGATAGAAAGAAACACGTTCATTTGCCCGCACGCTCTTCCTTCAGCCGTTGCCGTTCACGCTCCAGCAGAAGCTTCGTAAGTTCCCGTTCGTTGGCTTGATCTTGCTTGGTCGCCTTCCGGTCTCTGCGAGCTTTGTACATGTCAAGGGTGACGCCCGACGCAAACCATGTTCCTTTCAAGATCGCGAACACGAGCAAGAAGACGCCTTTGACAATCCCGATTAAAACCTTTTGCATGTCGTCCCTCAATCGATCTTCTCGCAGACGCCAATGCTGACGTATGGTGTGTCTCGGTTATTAGCCTCTCGATCCATGTAGCCGCCACGAAACAACATCTGGAATCGCATCGTTTTGAAATCGAACAGATACTCTGTTCCGAAGAAGACGCACTGCATATCACCATCAACCGATGCGACCTCCGCGCCTTCCAGACCCGGTGTCCGACCGTAACAATTCCGAAATTTTTCTTGTGTGCCGAACTGCTTCACACCAACAGTGTAGATACGCGTCTTCAAATCGGTGAAGACTTCTTCCTGTCTCTTCATGGTGTCGGTGATTTTGACAACATATGCGTCATTCGTGACATTGAATGTTGTCGAGCGCCAAACGTTGTCCTTACCCGGAGCGACACCGCCGCTCGCCATGGTCTTACACAGATAGCTGCCTGAATAGTCCGGACCTACATTTTCCTGTGCGCCTGCCGACGTGGCAAGGCATAGCCATACCGAGATGACAAGACGGTTCATTATTCACCCCACCCCATTTGTAAGATTCGACAATTTCAATCCCCGACGATTTGACTATACCTGCGCGGGTGATTCTTTAAAGAGGGTAGCCCAAGGATGGAAACAGCCACTCTGTACGCCTATCAGGTTTCACCGCCGAATGATCAATTGCTCTACTTCGCGGAAACGCTTGAGGAATGCCAAGCCGCCGCGTTGGAGGAACGTCGGGAATTAAAAGAGGGTGATCCCGACGACGAGCATGAAGCCATGGCGATTTACCGGTGTTTGGTGAGGATGCCCGATCAGCAAACGTTGCTTCGCATTCTGAACGAAGAGACAAGCCCCATCGAAGCTTGCGTGGTTGAACGCAAATTGGTTGCGCTGGTGACGGATTAAAGCAGCAAACACCGGCTCACAAAGACCGGGGTTTGCCTCTCTTAAGCACTGGCATCAAGGGAAGTTTTCGCACAACAAAAAAAGCCCCCGAAGCCGGGAGCTTATGCGGTACACGGGAAGCGGTTCAGGTGTCGTTCCTCAACAATCTACTGCTGTTCTCCAAGTCGGTAATGGTGTTGTGACACTCATCAATGACGTGGAGCCTTTCCTCCGCTACCTTGGACAAAAGGGCATACCGTTCGTTTTGCCTCTCAACCTGAGCCCTGCTTTTGGATAGCTCTTCGGAAAGCGCCTTAAGTCGTTCTTGGATTGCCTTGTGCTTCTTCCTGTTGCGCTGACTGAAGAGAATTGCCGTCAACAGCGCCGTGCCAAGGAGACACAACGCAAGAGTTCCGTACGATAGCGTGATCAATTAACACCGTCTCCAACCTGAAATAGGCTCTCGCAACGATTCCCCCCTATAAAATTAGGGTATTTACCTTGCGAGGTCTATACCGTTACGAGTGGTGAGACAAGCATTCGCGTTAATGGAGTGCGCTTGCGATGTCTCGTACGTGAGATTCCAAGCCGGAAGGTTGTAGTGTTCGCCGATCATACCAGATCATACGGTCGGCTGGTTCCCCGTCTCGAAATCAGCCGCTTGCTTCCGATCCTTCCGAATCCAAGTGATGACGAGTGATCCGGCGAAAATAACACCGAACCAGCCATACATGATCGCATCCCCGGCAGGGCTGTTCAGAAACCAGAGCGCCGGACCCCATCCCGCAATGCCCAAGAACATCGTTAGATAGAACGAGACGATTGTTCCGGCGAGGGCATAGGCGAACGCGTAGCCAATCGTGACGGCAACCCGCTTAAAGAAGTCCTCCCACCGGAAATAGGCGAGCACCGCCAAGCCGCCGATCTGTACGACCAGCCATAGCGCCGCCAAACCGACAGCCATCAACAGGACGCCAGTGTATCCGAAAAGCTGAACTGCGAACCAAGCGGTTCCTAATAGAAAGAAAAGTGGTACGAGTGTGCGCATGTTCTGGTTCTCCCTGTTTCAATCAAATAGTGCCAATTCATCCGCAATTTCCCGACGCATTTTGATGTGCGCCATTGCTGTTTTTATGCGTCCTTCACGTTTCAGGTCGCTGATTATGTCGTCGTAGAGTTCGAAAAATTCGGCTCGTGCCTTTTGGTCGATTGCCAGCCTGTCGAATGTGTAACGTGGTTCCTTCTCCAAAATTCATCCATCCTAATTGGATGGCTTCGTTCATAATAATATGTCGTTTCGCTTCAGCCATATTGTTATTAATCGTCGTTCAGTATTCGTTGCTTTTTGCGTATTCCAGTGCCTTTGTCAGCGCCTCCTGTTTCTGAATCATATCGTAATCCGTGCCGTAATATCCCGCATGTCCCTTCAGACTATGACCTGTAATCGCGGTCTTTATGCCAAGGTCGCAGCCTGAACGTTTAAGCCAGTCGTCCATCGTATGGCGGTAGCTGTAATGTCCTTTCCCCGGCACGGTCTTCCGGAAGAATTCGGACATCGCACGGTTAATCTGTTGCGGACCATCCGGCGTGTGGAAGCGCTCGAAACCGTTCGGAAATTTCCGCATTTGCTCCAACGCATCGCCGACCAATGGAATTTGCCGGTGCCTCGCACCACCCGTCTTGACCTTCTTTCGAAGGCTGTTTGGAACAATCGAAATGTAGGGGATGTTCGCGTCAAGATGGATATCGGCACTCGTCATCCACGCCAGTTCCTTGGCACCAGCGCCCGTGCATTCACCGATGATGCAGATTGCCTTTGCCTCGTCACTCATGCCCGATGCCCGGAGACGTTCGCGCACCAGCTTGATTTCAGCCTTCGTGAATGGCGGACGCTTTTCCTTGTCGTCTTCCTTGAACTTTTTCAGTTCCTTGAATGGGTTCTTCGTGCCGGGATGATAGACCTTGAAGACTTCATCAAGGATGATCTTCAACCACATCATCTTCTTGTTTGCGGCATCGGTCTTGAATTCGCCTTCGACAAGTCTCTCTGCGAGATTTGAGCGGTATTCGGATGCCTTGACGATATCGATTTTCAGGCAATCCAAATCGCCCATTTCTTCGACAAAGTCCTCTACCGCCTCTTCGTACCGCCGCCAAAACCTCTTGGTGTCCTTGGGGTCTTTGCCCTTCACGAGATCGGGCATCAACTGCTTGAACTTGCCGAAGGCTTGACCGAGCGTCATAGCCGGTTTCTCGATAGCGCCGCCAAGGACGTCGATTTCCGTCTTCGTCGGGCGCTTGATCGTCTTTCGGACTTCCAAGCTTGGGGACAGCATCGCGACACGATCTTGGACAGGTGCCGCCTGTAGTTCTGCGACCGAGTGTCCCGGCACGCCAAGTCGTTCGATCAGTTCCCGGAAAAGATCGAATGTCATGTTCGTCGTGTCTGGCGTCTCGTCACCCCGGAACAACCGCTTGTACTTGTCAGTCAGTGGCGCGGCTCTTTCCTGCGCTTCCTTCGGGTCTCGAGTCTTCAGGCTTTCCCAAATTTGAGCTTTGCCGCCAAAGGTGTCGCGAAGGTGAAGTGGAACCGCTATTCTGAAGTAAAAAATGCCGCTTCGTTGGAATATATAATTTGTTTTCATATGGAATTTTTTCATAGTCAT